GACCAGTAATCCACAACCATCGGGATAATGACACTCGTCTTGTCCTGCTGTACGTTGTCAAGATCGCGGCATATTTGCAGCAGGTTGGCCGCTTCACTAAATTTTAGCTGCCCCTTCTGGTACTGCATGGAGCGTTCCAGCATATCTCCCTCGGCGTAAGCCAATAAAGCGTTCTCCGCTCCGTTAATGACCGGGCTATCCGAGTCACCCATCTCTGTGAACTTCAATTTGCCCAAGGCATAGAGGGTTCCAGCGTCTTTAGGCGTGGCAATGGGCTTGATTCGGCAGTACCCGCTCCCGTCAGGCGGAAGAGGCACAAAATTCTGCGGGGTAGACCTGCGATCCGTGGTGTTGTTCCACATATTAGGGTCTAGCTGGAAAAATTGAACCCAACTCCCTCCCACACACTCCAAACCATCTGACTTCCCCGTCTCCGTGAATCGCACAGCCACGATGAAGTCCAGCTTGGGTGCAGACGAGGCAGTCGTGGAGGAAGTTGGGTAGTAAAAGATGGATGGCTCGTCAGACAGGGTGATGATCTCGTCCTCTGCCGCTACCGTGGTTGAAACCACCCCCATAGAGTTCGTCCAGAGCGAGGCTTGAAACATCATCCGATAACGGTTGTTGATGAACTTCTTGCAGGTCGTCACTGACGCACTGTCAGTGTCGCTCATCTTGGTCGTTATCTGGTCTGCAAGTTCAGTTAATGTCATCAGTCTCCCCTCTCAATCTCCGCTTCAAGCTCGGCTATGGTGTCCAAGGCTTCCCGCACCCAGTCAGGAGCCGCCAGTGTCGCTTCCCGAAACTGCGGGTGGGCTATCAATCTCTCCCCGTTGTCCAGACGCGGACTCAAGCACCCCGTCAATAGCAGCGCGGTTACGATCCCGCTTCTCCCCCAACCGCTCCAGTGCCGCCTTGTCATCAAGTTTATCCCCGATACGCTCAACTGCCTCCACCAGCTTCGGAAGAGCCGCCAAGCCCCGTAACGCTTCTAGTATCATTTATTCTTCGCGGCATATTCCTTCAGGGCATCCACTACCGACTGACCGCCGATGTACGCCGGAACAATTATCACCACCGCGCCGATCAGCTTGTCAGCCACATCAGGTGAAATGTTTAGCCATTCAGTGGCCATGACGATCAGCAAGCCGCCAATCGCCATCCACAGTTTTCTTGATTTTAGTTTGTCCTTCATTTTTCCCTTATGAGTTTAACAATTTTTACCGCTGTCCAGACACAAGTCATGGACAGCAGGAGTATCTTTAACGCAAGCTCAAGGTCGGTCAGGGAAACAGCAGCGAGAACGCCGCCATTGACCCCAAACATCTTCAGCCATTCGCTTATGTCAGTCATTCGCATCCACCCAATTCATCTCGTTATTCGCTCGACGCAGATTGCTGCCAACTGAATGGCTTGGTTGTCGGCCTCACCTTCGCAGCCTCAATCTGCTTATCCAGTGACGCCTTGAAGCCTCGCTCCTCGGCAACTGTGTCAGCGATTTCCACGGCCCATTCCTGTGTCAAGTCCTCAAACGGAATGAACGCTGACGGGTCAGGCGCAGAGAGCTTGTGCATTGTATCAATGTACACACTGTATTCGCCGTCAGTCCCGGTCATCCCGCAGACTAAATCCACGACCACATTGGAGAGGTCGTCCTCATCTTTAACGAGCGGCTCTAGGCGGCTCCATTTGTATTCGTTTGGCATAAGATTATCTTATGAATACGCCGCTAAAACATTCGCACTCACAGAGGCGTCAGTCGTAGACCAGCAGGTTAATTCAATTATTACATCCGTCGATAGCGTGGTTTGAGTCAGGTCATCGGTAAACCATGTCCAGCTGGGGGCGGTTATTGTATTTAAAGCGGGTGGACTGTTTGTGTTAAAATCAATGTAGAGTTTCACGGTACATCCGGCCACAGGAGTGGTATTGGTAAGCGTCAAGTCCGTAAGGTCTGTATCCAGAACCAGCCTTTGATAATTGCCTTCATTATAATCTATGGCAAAAGTAGCTGCGCCCCCGCTTGAAACTGTCGTGGTTTCCTCAACAGTGCCTTGGACCTGACCGCCGCTGGTGATTGTCATGCGGATGTTTGACCCCGCCCTTAAAAGCAGGTCGTTATCGTTCGCCCCAATCATCACCGCAGCATCTGTCGTACCGTCGTCTTTTAATTGTATCCATGCGTCGTTGTCGGTTGAAATGAAAGCGGCTACAATATTAGAGCCAGCACTGTTTACTTCCAATCTATGTGTCGGCGTCGTGCCTATGCCGACCAAACCTCCATACGTCACAGTGAGGGCAGTTACATCAGGGTCTTGATTCACTTCCTGCAGGAGCAGGGTGCTTGTACCGCTTGACATCCCCAAAGACCAAATGGCTGGGTTACTGTCTCCCTTAATCCTGATGCTGGGAGCAGCAGCAGAAACTTGCAAAGTCGATCCCGGCGCATCCGTGCCTATGCCGAGTCGTTTATTCGTGTCATCCCAAAATAAAGTTGAGTTGTCCTGCGCTAGAACGCCGCCGGAACCTGCGTCAGCACCAGCAAAAAGCACAGACCCCTCTGTTGCGCTTGTAACAGCATCACCAATAGCAGCCCCACTACCGCCGCCGCCAGCAGGAGTAGCCCACGCATTGTCGCCCCTCAAAAATGTTGTGGAACTCGCTGTGCCTGTCGCTGAAAGCATCGCAATGTCAACCGCATCAGTCGCAATCGTAGTTGCATTGCTGCCTGAACTCGTCACATCGCCAGTAAGGTTGGCGTTGGTGGTAACCGTGTCGGCGTTACCCGTAAGGTCGCCCGTAAATCCGGTTGAAGTAACAGAAGTCAGTCCGGCCAGCGTGGTTGAGCTTGCGCCTAAACTGATTGCGGTTGTGCCAACTGTAACCGCGCTGTTGGCAAGGTTCGCGTTGGTAACTGCCGTACCTTCCCACACACCAGTTCCGATGGTTCCCACCGTGGCGAGATTGGCTGCGCTGGTAATCGCAGCTTGAGTCGCGCCTGTGACCGTAGCCGCTGTGCCACTCGCATTGCCCGTTAAAGCACCAACAAAGGTCGTGGAGGTAACACTGGTTAACCCAGTAATCGTTGTATCTAGGTTAAGTGTTACATCTCCCGAAGCCCCTCCTCCGTTAAGATTCGTCCCAGCCGTGACACCCGTGATGTCTCCAGTGGTGGGAGCCACCCATGAGGGAGCCGAGGCTGATGTTGCAAAGGTCAAGACCTCACCCGCAGGTGTTCCCGGTTTTGCAAGTTTAGCCAGAGTGGTTGAGCCAGTAGCATACAACACATCCCCAGTCGCATAACTGGTTAGATTTGTGCCGCCCTTCGCCACTGCAACCGTTCCCAATGTGGTGGCGTTGCCCACGCTCGTTACATCGCCCGTTAAATTCGCATTAGTAGTAACGGTGTCAGCATTTCCGGTAAGGTCGCCCGTTACATCAGCCACCACAGGGTTGTCAAGGTTAAGCGTTACATCACCACTTGTGCCGCCGCCGCTCAAGTTTGTTCCTGCTGTGACTCCGGTTATATCGCCCGTAGTAGGTGCTGCCCATGAAGGAACACCAGACGCAAGAGTCAGCACCTCTGCGTCAGAGCCTTTTGCAAGTTTTGCTAATGTGGTTGTGGTGTCAGCATAAAGAACATCACCTGCCGTAAACCCGGTTAATGTTGTTCCGCCCTTCGCAACGGGTATTACATTATTATAGGTTGTTGTGTTCCCGCTTGAAGTCACATCGCCCGTTAAATTTGCATTGGTGGTGACAGTAGCCGCAAGGGTAGCCGTTGCAGCGTTTCCCGTGGTGTCTTGGTTCAGGGTGGGGAAAGTGCAGTTGGTAAGTGTTCCAGACGCAGGGGTTCCCAAGGCCGGAGTAACCAATGTGGGGCTTGTCGCGAAAACCAAGGAACCGCTTCCTGTCTCATCGGACATAACTCCGGCAAGAGCGGAGCTTGTAGCTGCCCCTCCATTAGCCAACACCTCTGCCAAGGTGTCAGAGGTTTCAACCTGTGCATCCACATAAGCCGTGGTCGCAACCAAGGTTGAATTGTCGTCAGCAGATTGCGTAGTCCCGATAACTCCATCAACCAGAACGCTTGTCGCCGTGACATTGCCCGTTAAATCTCCAGCAACGTCTCCCGTAAGATCGCCCACCACGCCACCTGTGGCCGTGGTTATCCCCGCCACCTCAAGTGTGCCAGTGGACTTAACCCCGCCAGTGCTTACCTGAAGGGCAAAGGTGTTAGCCGCATTACCATCGGTCAACGCAACCAGTGTTGAACCATCCCCGCCCCCTGACGGGAGGGCCAAGAGTTGGTCATATGAACTCGCAATTGTACTTCCTGTTAACGTAGCCATCTAAAACCCCCATGCTTTTTTAATCTGTTTGGTTGAGAAGGTTGATTGGCGCAGGAACCTGGAACCCTCCTTGCATTCCAATCCGTAATAGCCTTCCTTGACCTGTTGCTCCTGCGGCTTGATGCCCACAGCCTTTCCGGGCAGGGCAAAGCCAGAAGGCCCATTGGTCTTGGTGTAGACAACTCCATCCACATCAACGGTGGAGGTTCCCTTCGGAACCAGACACTCAATGATGTTTCCCTTGTTGTTCGTGAAATCAAAGAGAGGCATTAATACCCCCCCTCCTCATCAGCAGCCATGGCCGCTTCCAAGAGGGCATCACCCTCCGCGTCATCCATGGGCATTTCCTCTGCCGCATCCTCATGGGCTGCGTACTCAACGGGGACGCCCCCAACACTCTTGAGGTCAATGGTGGCTACCCCGTTCTCCACGGCAGTCACTTCACCGGCCACATCATTTAGCGAAACTGTATCCCCCACTTCGGGCGACACATCGCCGCCTTCAGCCGTCTGGGATGTCAGCGCATCTATTGGTAAGTTAATCATTCCTTTTCCCTCCCTCTTGGGTTTCTTTGAAGGTTTATCATTAGAGCCTGTGGGCGGGGGCTTTTGACCCCCACCCACGGCAATAATAATGGTCATGCCTTTCTTATCAGCCATGACTTGTTTGGTTAGGCAGTCGAGGCCGTCTTGCTACGCATTACGACGTAGTAATTCGGATTCAAGCGCAATGTCGTCCAATAGGTTTTGAACGAGCAGGTCGTTTTTTGGTTTAGCGGATCACTTTTGTCAGCCGTGTCAACAATCTCAACCTTGGGGCTAAACGGAGACTGACTAGATAAGTCAGGCACTCCGTAAGCCTCGTCACCAAGGAATAATGTCGCATGGATGTCGTTGGTGGCAGTAGTGCCGCCTCCGCCCGATGCGTCATAGATTACTCGGTCAGCGTCAGTGCCATTGGCATCACCAGAAATGAACGGATTTGTGGTCATAATGAACTTGGCCCCGTAGAGGGAACCAACTTCACCTTTATACAAATCCTGCACATTACTATATGTGGCGGCATTTTGCCAAACGGTGTCTGTCATCACATCGCTAATCACCTGTGGGCTTGCCGCTGCAACATACATTCCGCCTCTGGCGGCTGTTGCGCGGTTAACCTTCAGTTGAGTAACAGCATTGAGAACAGCCGGTGCGTCAAGCAGCGTGCCTGATCCCGTGGTGATCTCAAACGCAGTGTATTGAGTGGCTGCGGTTGTCTCTTTTGTTCCGTCAGCATATATCTCAACCAGCGTGTCTCCATTGTCAAGACTAGCTGACATATCAGCGGCATAGCCACCTTCCATGGCCGTGCCCCCAACATTTGATCCCACAACTGTGTTGCGAGTGATGGTGTCCATGTCCAACGCGGCATCCTGCCCATTGGTCTTGATACTCTGCTGCAAGCTGTTGAACAAATCAGTGGCAGTCAGGATGTCGGTCAACTCAATGACCTGACCCCGTTGAGTCAATGATTTCTCAATCTTGTCAAGAGAGAGCGTGCGAGTTCCGCTGGGTGCAGTGCCTTCGGTCAATGCCTCAATGGCAGAGGTTGAAGGTGCGCCATAACGGAACATGGTGATCGCCTTGTGGCCCGCCCTCGCAGGGAGAGGAGCTTTCTTGGCGAACTGATCCAATATCAGTGCTTGAACAGCGTAGGACAGCAGTTTCCTGCTGAAATAATTCTGATACTGGTTGGATAGTGTAGTCGTGGTATTCGTAGCCATAACTTTTTATTCCTTCCCGCCAGCATAAACGTGTCACATTGTGAAGAAGTTGTTAAAGCAAATCATCATGGGCCATGGCCGCTTGGCGCAGGTATTTCTCCTGCTCCTCATCGTTCATGTCCACAAACCCTTTCGCCCCATTCAACTTCTCCCCCGTGAACCCGCCTTGTACTGACGTTTTCTTTTCCAGTTTGTTATATTTTTCCCGTAGTTCAAGGAGCTTGGTAGCAGACTCCTCCGAGTTGCCTGACCCCATTTCCAGTCTCGCCATCTTCACTGCCATTTCCAGCCCATCAGGACTGGCCGTCAGTGACGGGTTGTTCTGGAGCATAGCTTGTGCCTTTTGGGTGAGAGGATTGCTCATGTCATTCAGTTCTGGGATGCGCGTCATCAATTCCCGACGCTTCGCTTCCCACGCTTGTTGATATTGGTTTTGAGTGACGCTCACTCTGGCCTGATCTTCTGCTGCACCAAGCTCCTTGGCTTTGGCGAGCGCGGATTTTGCCAGACTGATGTCGCCTTCTTCCTCAAATCCTTGAGCGGCTTCCTCATAATCCTTGGCTGTATGCCCGTGTTCATCACGGTATCCCTGCTGGGCAATCAACTGCTGGCGTTGGTTCTCCAACGCCTGGTGTTGCTGCTGCAACTGGGTCGTGGCTTGCTTGATCCTTTCCTTGTCGGCATTTACCTCCGTCCAAGTCTTGTTCAAGCGAGCTTGATTCTTGGCATACTTGCTCTGCTTCTGGTCGGCAACCTCTTCAGGCTGCTCCTCTTTCAATGAACTACTGATTTCAGCGTCTTGATCTGGAGGAGTGGCTTCCTCCCCCCCGTCCTCCTGTGGTGGTGGTGGAGTTTCCTCCACATCCGGTTCCTCTGGAAGTATCTCTACTTCCGGTGTTTCCCCCGCTTCCACAGCAGCATCATACTCCTGTGCAGCGGCCAACAGTTGGTCGGCGGTTACTTCGCCATTTTCCTCTGTCATCAAACGCTCCTTTTGTTGAATGCTATCCTCGTCCTGCCCGCGCATTCATGGGGCAGACCGTGCTGCGGGGTCTTAACTCAACGAACGCTCGACCCCAATGTCGTCCGTTGTAAATTCTTCCATCGGCTCAATTTCCTTCGCCAGCGTTTCCAGCGTGTGAACCGTGGTTCTCATACCGTTTGCATAACCGGCCTCTATTTGCAAGTTCTTTGTTTCACATTGTGCAACTACGTGCGCGTTTTGTCGCAGAACCATGTTCAACAAAATCGCCCTCAACCTGATTCCCGTCCCACTGGAAAGAAACTGGCGCAATGCGTGCGCGTCTTCCACCCGCCATTCCGGTTCTTCCCCCCAAGGCAGGTTGCTAGATAGACGCCACGCAATCTTAATAAATTTCAGGAATCTCATTTAATAATCCCCCTGCTGCACCACCGCTTCCGTCTCCTCAATCGCTTGAGCTTCCGGGGGTGCGACCTGTCCGGTGATGGCTTGCATCTCCATGGCTTCCTGCTCCTTCTTGTCCGGCATGAAACCCAACTGCACAAGGTACTCCTCCACATCCTTCCGCAAGGCCCGCGCATTATTCGTGTCCACCTGCTCAAAGGCATTGAGCAATTCGCCCAGCCTTGAACTTATGGCCTGTTGGCCTTGAGGGGGAACCTGCATCCCGCTCTGCCTTGCTTTCTCAAGGAACTGCATCAACACACCTATCCTTACCCGCGCATCCTGCCCGCCCTGTACCGGAATCATCTCACCCAACATCAGCGCAGGAATAATCTTCTTCTCGTCCGAAGCCTCGTCGCCCTCCTTGGCGTTGGGGTCTTGTACCAGTCGCGGAATCAAGGACGGATCTTCCAACTCCAGAATGCTCTTGTCCAGTTCCACCTGGTTGATCCATGGGCTGTTCATAAACAACTGCTTCCGTTGCACCGCCTTGTTGAGCAGCATGGCTTTGCTAATCATGTCCATGCCCCCACGCGGTTCAATCTGGTACTCGGCGTGCAGCGCAACCGGGTCAAGCATCAGGCTGTCCTCAAGGAACCTGTACTGCAAATCTTCCCCATCAAATTGAATCAATAGTTCCCATGCCTGACGATACAGCGAACCCAATGCCTGACGGAAAAGGCGTAACCGCAAGTCCATGTTCTGCTGGGCCTGTGCATTGATGGATTCAATCTCCGTAGCCGTGCGCCGATCCTGCGTGTTCATTACCTGATTGATTCCATAATCAGGAACCGTCACGCGCTGTTCCGCCACCTGCTGGGTCAACATCAGTTCCTTATCAAAATCTATCGGCGGTTGGGGCATCACTACCGGCGCAATCCCAAAGGGCAAAATCTGTCCCGGCTTCATCCGCAGGTTAACCGTGTTGGGTAAGTCCCGCTCCGCCCTGAACAATGGCTGGTTGTAAAGCGTGGCGCAGTCCATCTTTTCATTCCAAATCTTGTTCAGGCTCGTCTCAAAGGTTCCCAACATCTCACACACACCACGCGGGCTATACCAACCCCCATCAGTTATCTCATACTCACACGACGCAAACGGCGGCACACCATGGTCATAGGGAACCGCCATGGTATCGCGCAACTTGGTGTCAGGTGACTGCGGCGAAAAGGTTTCCACCTGCCACTCACCATCCTTCTCTTTCCGCGTGTAAACCTCCCAGACAATAATCTGATCGCGGTCACGGCTGAAAGTCAGTCCCTCGCGTATCTCCTTTCGGTTTCGCAAATCATTGCTTACACCTTCATCCTCACCCACGCCCCCACGAATGCGATCAATGACCGCCTTGGACGTGTCATAGATTCCCGCACGTTTATACGCTGCCTCACTCATGGGCAGCACATGGGTCAACCTATCAGCCCCGTCAACCCCCTTCGTCCAAGGCGGTACAATGATAAACAACGGGTCTATCGCCTGAAACTCCACCTGCTTCTTGTCCGGGTTCCAGAACACCTTCAACACCCCGCGACCGCCCATCAACATATGGTCAATCCAACTCATCACCTCCAAGGCGTAATTACTCTTCTCATGCAGCTTATAGGAAAACCATTGTTCAGCCGCCGTGGTGAACCCCGCCAACTGCGAGCGCATAGGCACAAAGGTCGCCAACACCTCCAACCCCATCGCCTGTTGAAAGAACCCCGGCTTCAACTTGTTGATGGTAGTATCTATTAGCGGGAAATGCATATCAGCCGCATGAGGCCACGGCTTGTGTTTCCGCTTCAACCCATTGTTCCGCATCTGATACCACAACGCCTGTCGCGTCTCCCACATGACCCGCGACTTAATGTCGTCCACCACCAGATTGTAAACCTTGTCGCTCATGCCTTGCGCTTTAAGCTCGGATACTTCTTCCGCACAGCAGCCTTTATCCCCGCCGGATTCGGCGCGTTATGCGCCAGCTTGATAGCCGACTTCGCACGCTTCTTCGTGTTGATCGGATAACTCCCAGCCGGTGCGCCTCCCGATGGCCCAGCAAATGTCTTTACCCCCGGATACTTGCCCACATTACTCCCACCCGGTTTCTTCCTCGCCTTCCGTACTTTAGCCGATAATGTCCAATGATTCGCCATATCTACCTTCCCCTTCCACGATTACGCCCACGCGGGGCAATCTTCTCCCCCTTAATATCCGACTTGCTAGGAACCAGCATTCCCTGCGCTGTAACCTTCCCCACCTTAACCTTTTTCTCCTTGACAACTCTCATGCAAATTCCCGTACCACAATGTGACACCTCTGGCAAATAAATAATTCATCCCTCAACATCCCACATCCATCCCCGGCGGTAAAGCCATCTCATCAGCCAAGACCCCCGCTTCCTCATACAACTCGCCCAGTGATGGACGACTAATACTCTCATAAAATTCCCACGACCCGCCTATCCCGCCTCCACAAGCTATACAACCCAACACCGCATCAGCCCGATCTGGACTAGCCAACCCACGCGCCTTCATCCGATCCTTCGGCTCTACCCCCAACTTACCGCTCCGACCCACATCGCTCCGCCGCGTAATCATCTGTTGATGCAACAGCCCATCATCAAACAACCTCACATCACACCGCTCCACCGCCCGCGCCGCCTGATGCCAAATCTCCGCCCCACGATTAGTATACCTCGCATCATAAGGTTTACCACCAAAGTTCACCCGATGAATGTCAAACCCAGCTTCCATCAAAGCATCACACATGGGCAAACCCAACCCGCCCTCATCCCCATACACCTCGTCCCCCACCAATCCATGAATATCAAACAACTGCAATAACCTACCAATACTCTTGTTCGTGTCCCGATCCTTCCAACACTCCATCACCGTCACTTCATTACCAACCCGCAAAGCAAACACACACTCATCACCGCCAGCCGCGAAATCCACAAACGCAACCCGCATACCATCCTTCCGCTCCGGTGGCTCTCCCAAACACTTCTCCAAATCCTTCAACATCAATACCACACCCTCATCCGAGTCATCCATGAACTCACCATAGATCATGCTCCGAATCAAAGAACTGTTCTCACCATAAGCCTGAATCTGCTCCGCAATCCAATCCTTCGTCAAATGAGGGCAGTCATAAGCCGTAACAGTAAATGTCTCCCACCGCTCACGCTGCTTCGTAAACGCATCATAAAAGAATCCCGTAGCCGCTCCCGGACTGCTCATCATCAATAACCTACTAGGCTGACAACGCTCCACCGCATGGAATATCTCGTCGTCATGTATCCCCTTCGCTTCATCCACTATAAACAAAAGATTCTTGCTCGGCCCCTGCCTATGCCAACCCTCCGCCTTGTGCGGGTCACTAGCACTAAACCCTATCGCCCGCGCCCCATTAACAAACCGCAACCCACTCTGCGTAACCTCAAACCCCTCGCCCGCCGTCAATTGATGCACATACCTCTTCAACGTCGGCCACAACGCAGCCTCCACCTGCCGGTACACCCCAGCAGTACATACCACCAAACTATCCGGGAAACTAATCACATGCCACAACACCGCAACCGCCGCTATCATACTAGTCTTCCCACTCCCATTAGCCGCCTTCAACGCAACCCGACTCTCCCGATAATTTAACTCCTTCAATACATCCACCTGCCACGGATACAAATCCATCCCCAAATAC